AAGCCCGGATTCACCCAAAAAGTCAATGACATGGTACAGAAAGAAAGCATAGAGGACTGGAAGGAGAAGGTAGAAAAAATCCTTGATGGATTCGCAACAAAAGTCAGTGAGCTGCCCGAGAACACCAGATATGTCACGAACTACTACTTCAGGTACAGTGCCGATAGCGACACCCCCGAAGAGCAAGCAGAGGGAGAATATTACTACATCGTGCACTATTCCAGTATCGCCCTTTACAAAGCTCTCACGGAAGACGAGATCAAGGACGAATACGAGGACGACGAAGAAGACGAGGATGAAGAGGAATACGAGAAGAGAGAGGAAGAGCGCAGCGCAATTTTTGAAAAATACTATCACCGCCGCCTCGATTTCATAAAGAGCCGGGAGGGCGAGCTTGCAGAAGACGACCTCACGTACCATCTCTTAAAAGCAATGCTCAACGATCCGCCGTGCTGGAAGGCGAACGGAGAGGCGTGGAAGGAAATCCATGGCGAAGACCTTAATGCGAAAAGGGACATCCTGGAACACACCCCCTCCATGAACCAAGTAAACATCACGGATTATCTCTACTGCCGCCTTGAATCCGGCGTCGAAAGCCTTGATCTCACCAACTGGAAGGGCGAATACGAAGAAAACCATCCCAAAGCCGACGCACTGTATAGCCTTCTTGACGATATGGGTTATATCCAGGACGAAACTGAAATAGAGATGCTTGACGGCACATGGGAGCTATACGAGAAGGAGGATAACTGATGACAACAACGGGAACATGCAAATATTGTCGCCAAATCAGGACAATAGATCACATTTCCAAAGAAATCACCCAGCTGGAGAAGGATGAGATAGCAACCCAAGAATGCAACTGTGAAGGGGCACGGGAGGCAAGAATGCGCGAAGAGCGGATAGACAGAGCAAAGACCGCCATCCGGCAGATTGTCGAGCGAAAGGACGAAAAGGCGGCCGCAATCTTCAGGGCAGGGCTTGAAGCGACAGCTGACGGAAGGATCCTCTCGATCCAGATCAAAGCAACCGGCGGGATGAAATATTCAATGACCCTGAAGGGCGAGAAGATCACGATCAAGTCAGTCGAGACCTCCGAGGAAGAATCAGATGGAGATATTATCGAATGAAGAGCGTGATCCAGAGAAAAGAAGATCGTCAGTGCTACATTTGCAAGAATTTCCTCGGAGACTTCAGCGAGAAGAGTGACCTCGAAGAGCACCACATCTTTGAAGGAACCGCAAATCGAAGGCTCTCCGAGAAGTACGGCCTGAAGGTATATCTCTGCAAGCATCACCACACAGGCGACATACTTGGCAGCAGGGACGCGGTTCACTCCAAAGGCGACAACGACTTTGATTTGAAACTGAAGCAGATAGCACAGATGATCTTTGAAAAAGAGCATAGCAGAGCGCAGTTTATGAGCACATTCGGAAAAAATTACCTATGAGCAAAGAAGATCGTAGAGCGGGAACGTGCAATTTTTCGCCGGGTCCCATGACCTGCCTCAGCTGCCCCTTCCCGGAATGTACAAACAACCGCCCGCCGGTGAGAGGCGAGGACGGGGTAGAGAAATATGTCAACCTGACAGACGGAGCAAAGGAGAATGCAATGAAAACAAAGTACTCAGTAGGCGACATCGTGAAAGTGGGCGCGAAGATCGAGAAGATAGAGATAGATGAGAAAGGTGTGAAGTACATGCTATCCTCCGGCTTTTGGAAAGGGTTCAAGGAGGTAAGGGAGGGCGATCTTTCCTCTGGATCGTCAAGACCGGCCTCGAAAACGTCAGAAAAAGCGAAAAAGTCGTCAAAAAACGACCCAAAAGCGTCAAAAAACGATTCAAAATCGTCCAAAACCCGCGCGAGGGCAACGGAGGACGCCGCAAAGCCCGAAAAGACGCTTTCCAAGACAAGCGACAGGCAGCAGGCCGACAAAAGGCAGCAGGAGCGAAAGAGACCCGGCAGGCCGCGTAGAAAGGCGGTAGGAGAGACAACAAGCGAGACCACGACAGCAGGACTCTCTGCACTTGGCAAAGAACTTGCCCAAGAGTTGGCAAGCTTGGCAAAGTGAGCTGCGAGATGTGTACCTGGGCAGTGGGGGATTACTGCTTGAAGCATAGAGACCGGGACTTGACCCCCTGCCGGGATTTTAGAGGAATAGGTGCCAAACCGAAAGAAAAGACGGGGTACATAGAATATCTGGACGATACGATACCAGAGCCGCGCAAGGCGGAGGACGAGGAGGAAAGACAGAAGATGAACGAGAAGGAGATCACCATCCAAGGCAAGACCTATCCATCCATCAAGGCGGCTGCCAGTGCCTATGGACTGACGAGCTCGGCAATCATCGCAAGAAGAAAGGCTGACTGGACTGATGAAGACTACGAGCGAGGGCACCGGAACACCACGCCATCAGGGGCGATTCCGACCACAATCAACGGTATCGAATATCCTTCTCGTGCTGAGGCGGCGAGGGCCTATCAGATATCTCCCATGGGGCTCCGCCATAGGCTCGATGCCGGGTGGACGGATGAGGACTTCAGGAGAGGGGGAAGAGGGCGGAAATGACATTAGACGAAGCAATTATACACGCAGAGGAAGTGGCAGAAAGACTTGAAAACAGTCATAAACGTGATTGGATGTGTGAGGACGACGAAAGGTGCGCTAAAGAGCACCGACAGCTTGCTTTATGGTTGAAAGACTTGAAGCGGTTAAAAGAGCAAGGGTCTGTGCTCGACAAGATAAGAGCAGAGATAGAGCAGAGAGCAAAACCGAATGAATTAGGCGGTAGAGGAAATGGAAAATCAATTAGATATGGTCTTTGCATGGCATTAGAGATTATTGACAAGTACAGGGCAGAAGGGAGAGTAAACGCACCACAGCAGAACCGGATTCCTGACAATGAGTGTATGTTTTCGGATTATACCGATATGCCATATCAGTTCGACAATATGACAGGCTCAATGAATCTGTAACAGGGGCAGTAATTACTATTTTAGGCAGAAAGTGAGAAGGTGGAAGAATGATACATGAATTAAAAATATTGAGTAGCTTTGTTAGACCTATCTTGGACGGTAGTAAGACTTTTGAGATACGAGAGAATGATAGGGGATTTCAGAAAGGTGACAGAGTGCAATTCAAGGTTGTTTCAGATGACTGGACGAGCAAAAACAGTTCGGTTGTCTATGAATTTGAACACAAGGTATTCGAGATAACTTATGTGATAAACGGATTGGGCTTAAAGAACGGCTTTGTAGTTTTTGGAATAAGAGAGGAAGAGGGATGACAATTGCAGATGCATTACAATCCATATAGAGTATACGACATTGTAAAAGGGCATTATTCGAGTAATGTAAAATATTTTGGGATGTATGTGAACAAATTAAAAAGGCAAAAACGTGGTGGATATAAGAGAAAGTGAGGAATAAGAAGTGATATGAAACCTGTAAGAGTACACCCCCAAATATCAACATCCATCATCTTATGGGGAGATGATGAGAATATGCAGCATGTTCTCACGAAAGGCGATAATTGCGAAGGTTCTGTCATTGATTTCGACAAAAGACAGATATGGACGGTTTATCCGTATAAAAGACGTGGCACTACCGACACGAGATATTGTGGCGCTTGTGAGCGCAACGGGATATATATAAGGCTTATGCCAAAAGATTTTTGCAGAATCTTTGGAACAAACCCCTTTGATGCACAACCGAAAAGCGAGGAGTAGGAAGATGGCAAATAAACTTAGCCAAATCATTATAGAACGCGCAAGAAGATTATACCCCAAATCGCTTACCTATGAAGAACGCCTCACAAATGAGCAGTTTTGCGAAATCGAAAAGGAATGCGATATTGATTTTTACGCAGTTGGTAGACGGTATATAAGATATACAATTCGATACAAGGGAGAAAGCGAGGAACGAACGGGTGAATCTGTTAGAAGTCAGTATCACAAAAATTCACAGTGAAGAAGAGCTGAAAAGAACAGTGCGCGTAAGAATTGACACGGACTGCTACGGAGGGAAAGAAACGAAAACGGTGGGCTTTCTGAAGCGAGACTGGAGGTCCATCAAGGGCAGGATGTGGTTCACAGACAACCAGCTACTGGACGCACACGGGATAGAATACATGGAGCAGATGAGCGATGACGAATGGTACCAGCGGCATTATGCAACCCACATAAAGGATTTCACAGACGAAGAGATTGTAGAGGAGTTCAACCGAAGATTGAATAACAGACTCTTCCACAAAATCGGAATAAGGGGCGAAGCCGTGATACAAGAAAGGATGTGAGAAATGAGCCGAGAAGATTCATGGGGCTGGTCTACAGCGAACCCCACAATTACAAAGCTCGAAGCTGCGGGATACACAGTGGAGCAGGCGGAAGAAATAGCCGGGGTCGCTTGCTCAACCGCCCAGGCTTCGGGCATTCCGATGGATGAGGCAACGCAAGCGATATGTTCGGTAATAAGAACGCTATCGCCTCCAGGTAATGCAGAGATAGCGATGATCCGGCTTAACCCATCGTTGAACATTTTCCAGAAGTGGTGGCTCATCCACAAGATCAAGAAACAGAGGAAAATGTGGTACCGAGGACGAAGATACGGCAGAAGGGAGCGATGAGGGCTATGTGGGAAGTGAGCAGAGTTATCCGATGCGAGACCTGGGAGGATCTGAAGAAAACAGCAAAGAAGTACGCAAATATGGGCTTCAGATGCGAGGTCAGGGGATGGGATGACATCAGGAACAATAAGCTGACCATACTCGATGACTGGGGGATGGAAGAAGATCAGTCAGAAAGCGAGGAATGCTATGCAGATAGTAATTAATGTACCCAAAGACAGATACAAGCGCATTATCGAGCACACTGAGGGGACATACGACCAGATCAGTCTGCTTACAATCATCGAAAAAGGCACACCGCTCCCCAAGTGTCACGGACGGCTGATTGATGCCGACAAGCTCTATCCCGACAGTGATTACGAAGATGGGACCTTTTACGCAGTAAGCATAGGACAGATAGACGGCGCCGAGGCGATTGTAGAGGCAGAAAGTGAGGTGACGGAATGAGCAAAATAGAAGAATTATTAAAGCTGATGCAAGAAAACCCTGATCTACCCATAATCCCTATGGTCGCATCGGAAATAGTAGCAGAGGACTCTTGTTCATACTGGATTGGTAGTTGGGGCAGATGTGAATTAACCGAATATTACATTGGCCGAGAGTATGCGCATTTTAAGGATGAAGATGTTGAAGATGTTTTAAGGGATATGGCTGGATGCAAATACGGGGAAACCAAAGATGGAAAGGATATCTGGGATTTGTCCGAAAAGGAACAGGATGAATTGTTTGCATCATTGCCTTGGGTAAAGGCTATCGTGGTCTACATTGAATCGCCGGATCGAGAGTGAGGAGAGCGAATGAGAGACCAGATAAGCATTTTTGACTACATCGAGGATCAGGACGAACATCCCGATTCCCTGTGCTCCCGCTGTATATGCTATAAGTGCGCACACCATTATAAGGACTGCCCCTTCGGGAGCTGCTACGACGACAAGCGAAAACAAGAAAAGCCGTATATGAGCAAACACGACAAGCCGGTTACGTTCATGTCAAATTGGGAGCGCTATCTCGATCAGTGGTGCAAAGGCGGTATATTTTATCCTTCACACATCTGCGAGCATTATGAGCGCGGTACGCCGACGGTCATTAACGGGGTGGAGTTTTGGTAAAAGATTATCCGAAGAACATGAAGGCGAGGGAGAAAAATGACACTTGAGTTTCATCACGGTGCATTATGCGACAGTTATGAGGAACAGGCGAACGCACAAGGCTTTACTTTTGGAGATATGGCGGAGTGGGTAGAAAAAGTTGGGTATGGCTTGGTTTGCGCCCACATTCACGGATGTATCACAGATGGCGAGCATAAGAAGATTTTGCGCAGGTTTCAAACAAAGATATTGCTTAAGAACATTAAGCCGCTGGAAAGCGAGGGAACAAGGAATGAAGATCAAAACAACAACAACCGAGATTGAATGTACCGCGAATGAGTTAAGGCAGAGCAATACCCTATCAGAAGGACTTTACAACATGCTCCGTGGGTGTTTTAACAACGTGACTTCCGACTGTGAAGAGTCCGAGGATGAAGATCCGGCAGAAGGGAGCGATGAGGAATGAAGATAGTAATGCGAAAAGTAATTACTATTTTGGCAGAAAGCGAGGAACAGGAAGATGGCAAATAAACTTAGCCAAAACATTATAAAACGCGCAAGGAGATTATATCCTAAAGCACTTAGTTATAAAGGACAACTTACAAATGAACAGTTTTGTGAAATCGAAAAAGAATGCGATATTGATTTTTACAAATTAGTCGGTCAGGACATCGGATTTACAATTCGATACAAAGGGGGGGGAGGAAGGACATGAAAAGAACCACGGCAACTACTAACACCATGCTTCTCGCCGCCATAATGTTGCACATTGTAGAGGGGCGGGAGTTCAAGAACAAGGACAAAGTTCAAGGCATGCTACAAGAGATGTCTCACAAAGGATATATAGACGCAGAAGAATGGGAAGGGGCGCTGAAGAAAGGAGAAGGCGTTGGTGATAGTTAAAAACATTTCGGGCGTAGCGTGGGCGGCCGACATCCTCACTGGAAGAAAGCCCATACCGACATATAAGCCACAGGAGCCCTCAACCGGCTTCCAAGACATCCTCAATGCAGAGATGGAAGAAAGGAGAAAAGCTGTTGATATGGGACGAAGCAATGCTCAAGTATGCCGCCCGGAGGATGTGCAATAAGCACCAGCCGAGGAACTGCCGTGGTTGCAAATTAAAAGAAAAGGGAGGGTGTCGGCTGGGACTGCTGATTGATGAGGTGAAAGCATGGGCAGAACAGAACATCCCACAGGAAGTATTAGAGGGGAGAAGGGTAAAATAGAATGACAATCAAGGAGCTTCTGAGACAATACCGAACCATCGGCGCCGAGATCACCGACATCAACGGACGGTACATTACAGAGCCGGAGCTATCCGACATCTTTGACCGAGAAATCGAAGAGATCACAGAGACGAGGCGGAAGATAGAGGAGTACATCTCCAATATTCCGGATTCGCTGGTCCGATACATCTTCAGACTCCGCTACATCGATGGCCTGTCGTGGGATGAGCTGGCAGCCAAGCTTACGACAGACGGGAAAGGGAGCTTTTCGAGCGACATGCTCAAGAAGATCCACAGCCGATACATAAGAAGCGCCCCGGAAGTCTGACGTTTTGAAAGGGGCGGTCTTGTCATAAAGTGCCGGGTGGCCTCTGCCTGCCCGTCCGACTTAGGAAAAGTCAAAGAAAACGGCGACTAAAGCTGTCCGATCTGCCAGTCAGCACCGCGACTTCAAGGATCAAAAAACAAAAGAAAACCACGTCATACCCACGACGCGGTTTTCTTTTTTTGCACAAAAAAAGAAGAGAAAAGACGAAAGAGGCAAAAGGGGACAAGAGAGTCGCTCTTGGGCGAAGAAATATGGAGAGAATTAGAGGAGAATCAGAAGGAAAAAAGAGGGAGACACCGCCGGGGAGAACCGAAGAGGGGCAGGGGAATGGCTCCAAGGTCCAGGGTGGGCGTCGAATGTCCCCCGGCGCCTCCGGGATCCGCTCCGACTCCCTCCCCAGATCCAAGCCGTCAGGAATGTTCGAAGAATAAAAAAGAAAAATTGTCCCTTTTGTCACGCCATATTGTGCTTTGATGTAAATCGGAATACTAAATAAGGCATACAGCGGAAGCGCGGCGAAGCGTGAAACGTTTCAAAGCCCGTGAAACGCGCGAAAACGCTAATCCCCGAAAAGGTTCTGTGGCGCGGCTTTAGTGAAATGCGGGTCGCCCGAGCCCCACCGCTTGCCAAAAATTGATAGCGTTTTTTTCGGATTTGGTTTGGTGAACATGGAGATAGATCCCGGAAAAGAAAATTTTGTCCCTACATCTTTTGTCGCAAAATTTTTGAACATGTCCGGAGAAAGAGTTCGCCAAATTTCTGACCAAGGACTCTTGGAATATAAACAGGTCGGACAGGGGAGACGATACGACCTTCTCCCGACCGTGCATACATACCTCGAATACCTGAAAAAACAGGGGCGCAACTCGTCGAATATGACGGATGAAGCCCGAAAATCAAAAGCCGATGCCGACTGGAAAGAGGCGAAGGCTGAGATTGAGCAGATGAAGAGGGACGAGCTCAAGGGCTCGCTTCACTCATCCGAAGATGTCGAAAAAATCACTACGGATATGGTGATGGCGATCAGGGCGCAGATTCTGGCGATACCGGGCATGTGCGCGGTTGATTGCGCCGAAGCGTCAACGCCGGCAGAGGCAGCAGGCATCATAAAAAACGCTGTGAATGATATTTTGAACGGACTATGCGGCTATGAGTACAACCCAGCGAAGTACAAGGAGCTCGTCAAAGAAAGAGAAGACTGGATCAAGAGTCTCGAAGAAGACGGAGAAGGCGAAGAAGACAGTTAAAAAGCCCCCGAGGGAGCAAAAAAAAGCGCCAAAAAAGAGGGCGTCAAGCAAGAAAAAGTCTTCAACGAAGAAGCCGCAGGCGGCAAAAAAAAAGCCGAAGATAGCAGCCAACCTTCAAGCGGTCGCGACCCGTGCTCTTGCGAACTTTAAAGCGCCGGAAAACTTGACCGTATCGCAATGGGCCGACAGATACAGAAAACTCTCGCCAGAAAACTCGGCCGAAGCCGGTTCTTGGAAAACATCAAGGACGCCATACTTGAAAGAGATAATGGATGCGTTCACGGACAACAGCGTAGACAGACTTGTCGTTGTGGCGTCTTCTCAGGTCGGTAAGACAGAAGCAGAGCTGAATATGCTCGGCTATCTGATAGATCAGGATCCCGGACCCGTGATGTTCGTAATGCCGACGGTCGACAATGCAGAAGATTTCTCGAAAAGGCGTATAGCGCCAATGATCAGAGATACGGCGCCAATATGCGGGAAGATAAGAGCCGCGAGAGAAACGCGAGGCGCGGGCTCGGTGATGAAAAAGGCTTTTCCGGGCGGGATGCTCACCCTCACCGGAAGCAACTCCCCCGCATCGCTCGCCTCAGTACCAGCAAGATATATCTTCGGCGACGAGATTGACAGATGGAGCAGAGATGCAGGAGGGGAAGGTGATCCTTGGGGCCTTCTGGAAGCAAGGACAACAACCTTCTACAACAGGAAGATGGTTCAGGTATCTACGCCCACAGTCAAAGGACACAGCCCGATAGAAGCCGCCTACAATCTGGGAACACAGGAGAAATGGTGTGTTCAATGCCCCGATTGCGGCGAATATCACTTTATAGATTTTTCGTCAATCCGGTTCGACTATGAAACCATAGAAGCAGCCGGAAAAAAGCAATACATGGTCTCGAAGGCTGAATATGCTTGTCCCGAATGCGGATGCATCAACTCAGAGACCACAATGCGCCATCAACCCATGAAGTGGATAGCGCAAAGCCCGGAAGCGGCAAAAAATGGATGCCGTTCATTCTGGATAAATGCTTTCACAAGCCCTTGGATGGGATGGAAAACAATAGTAAGGCGTTTCCTGGAATCGAAAGATGATCCAGAGAAACTGAAGGTGGTTACCAACACTCTCTTCGGCCAATTATGGGAAGAGCGGTCTGACGTAGGCGATGAAAACGAACTTGCCTCACGCGCCGAAAACTATGATTCAGAACTGCCTGAAGGAGTGTTGGCGCTCACCTGCGGGGTTGACGTTCAAGCAGACCGCCTCGAATACGAGGTCGTGGGATACGGATTTCACGAGGAAAACTGGGGCATCCAAAAAGGGATGATCATGGGTTATCCCGGAGAGCAGGAGACATGGACGAAGCTTGATGCGGTGCTCGCACATGAGTGGAAATACAAAAACGGCAAAAGCGCGAGGATAAGCCTCACCTTCGTTGATTCCGGATATATGACAACGACGGTTTACGAGATGTGCCGGAATAGAGTAAAGCAGCATGTTTTTCCGATTAAGGGAATGAACACCCATGAGGCGCCGTTTGTCTCACCTCCTAAGAAGGAGAAGTTCACGGCGGCAGGCGGAAGAGTGGCGCAGGTTTGGAGATACAACATCGGCTCGGACGCCGGGAAGGATCACATCTATACCGGTCTGAAGGTTCAGGAACCTGGCCCGAGATATTCTCACTTCCCCGCCAATCCAGAGACGGGCTACGACACGTTGTATTACATGGGGCTCCTTTCAGAGCGCATGGTCTGGAAGGACAACCGTTGGAAGTGGGAGAAGATACCCGGCAGAGAGAGAAATGAAGCGCTCGACTGCCGAAACTACGCAAACGCGGCTTTTAAGATACTCCATCCCAACATGGATGTACTGAAGCAGAGGCTTGAAGGCACGGAAGAGATAATGAGGCCCCGGAGAAAACCCGGAAGAAGAAGTTATAACGCCATGGGAGGAATGCTTTGAGAGTCACCATACGCACAAAGAGCGAATACGAAGCAGCTATCAAGAGGCGTGACCTTCTTCAGACCGCATGGGAGAAGATAATCGGCGGGGCTCAATCATATTCTATCGGGGGGCAGCAGCTCACAAGGGCATCCCTCGCGAGAATAGAATCAGAGCTCGACGATTTCAATAGCGCAATAGAAAACTACGAGGCATACGGCAACGGGAAAAGGCATCCGGCTCGCCGCATCATACCGTTAGGATGAAGCTATGGGATTTCTGAAAGACAGAAAGATCAAGAGCGAACTGAATAATGCTATCAGCGAGAACAAGATAGCCCGATTGAGAGCGCAGACCGCTCTCATAGAGACGTTCTCAAATTCCGGCTATTCCCACGGCGGCGCAAGCAGAACGGAAACCTGGGCGAAAAGGTGGCATTCGAGTTCATATTCAGCTCTGAAGGATATCGAAGAGAACAGAAAGACCCTTCGCGAACGGTCGAGGGATCTTGCTATGAATAGCTCCGTTGCGTCGGCGGCGACCAACGCGACCAGAACATCCGTGATAGGACCCGGACTCGTTCCGAAGCCAAAAATAGACTATGAATTTTTGGGAATAAGCCGCGAGGCGGCAGCTGATCTTCAGGGGAAGATAAAGAAGGAATTTGCCCTTTGGGCAGATACAAGCCTTTGCGATTCAGCCGATCTCAACAATTTCTACGAGCTTCAGCAGATAGTTTTCCGTGATTGGCTCATAAACGGAGAGGGATTCGTCTTACTCAAATACGCAAGTGAGCCAACCCCCAATATGCCCTACCAGCTTAGGCTGAAGCTTGTTGAGGCTGATCGCGTATGCACGAAAGACTCCTTCGGCGAGTATTTCACCCCGCAAGTTCTCGTAGACGGAAACGTCGTAATAAACGGAGTAGAGATCAACAAAGAAGGCAGAGTCGTAGCCTATCACATTTGCTCTCAGAATCCCAGCGAGTACGATTTAGAGATGGCGAAGAGAGAATGGGTGCGGGTTGAGAAGAGGAGCCCCCGAACAGGGAATCCAAACATCCTTCATATTTTCAATGCCGAACGAGCAGAGCAGTATAGAGGCGTCCCTTTCCTCGCACCCGTAATAGCAAGCATAAAGCAGCTCACTCGATACACGGAGGCCGAGATCATGGCCGCCGTGATCAATTCGATGTTTACCCTGTTTATCACAACCGAGGCCGGAGATGATATAGCGGGGTTCGCTGGGATCGACGAAGAGATGACCGGAGAAATGAAGTATTCGCCCAATGCCTACGACGATTCAGCCGAACAGATCACGCTGGGATCGGGTACGGTGAACTACCTGAAAGAGGGCGAAGATATAAAGCCGGTCGAAACCGCGCATCCCAATGCCGGATACGAAGGTTTTTCAAAGGCAATCACTGCGCAGATAGGAGCGGCGCTTGAGATTTCCCCAGAAGTCTTAATGAAGCAGTTCAGCTCAAATTACTCCGCATCAAAAGGCGCTCTTAATGAAACATGGAAAGCATTCAAGATGCGCCGTGCGTGGTTTACAAGAGATTTCTGCCAGGAAGTTTACAAACTCTGGTTTGCCGAAGCGGTAAGCAAGGGTAGGATAAACGCTCCCGGATTTTTTGCGGATCCGCTTATCAGAAACGCATACACGCAGACCACATGGAACGGACCGACACCCGGACACCTGAACCCAGTTCAGGATGTCAATGCTGCCATTGCGAGAATAAACAACGGACTCTCCACCAGAGAGGACGAGGCAGCGGGGATGAACGGAAGTGACTATGAGGACAATATCAGGACTTTGACGCATGAGAATGAGCGCTTGAACGAAGCAACAAGGCCGCTCAGGGAGGTATCAGATGGCAACGATTAAGGTAAAAGGGACTATCACCACAGACACCCAGGCAAGCTTCTACAAGTGGTTCGGGATAGACGCCTGTAGTCCCGGGATGATCGAGGATGGATTGAACGAGGCAGCAGGAGAGGATGTCGAGCTTGAGATAGCTTCTCCCGGTGGAACAGTAGTGGCCGGATACGAGATATACGCCCTCCTGAAGAAATACGAAGGAAAGGTGACGGCTCACATTACATGGGCCTGTAGTGCAGCAACACTCATAGCTTGTGCTTGCGATGAAGTGTTTATCTCCGAAGCCGGAGTATATATGATCCACAACACTCAAGGAGCCGCCGAAGGCGACTACAGAGCAATGAACGAGGAAGGGCAGGCTTTGAGGGCGTTGAATGATGGGATCATAAACGCCTACGAGAGAAAGACGGGGCTTTCCAGAGAGAAGCTTCAGAACCTCATGGATAAATCCACCTACATGAGCCCCCAGAAGGCCATTGAACTCGGTTTTGCAGACGGATACATGACCGGCAAAGAAGAAAAGCAGTTTGACATCACATCAGCGGCGGCAGGGCTTAGCCCCCAGATGTCAGAAGAAAATATCACGACATTTATGGCCGTGAAGAAATTCATAGAGGATGCGGGCGGTGAAGAAAACGCCATCGCAAAGATTGAGCAGACAACGGAATTGTCCGTTTCTGATAACGAAGCAGCTCGAAAGAAAGGAGCAGAAGCCATGACACTTGAGGAATTTCTCAACGAAAATCCCGATGCACAGGCAGAGCTTGATTCGCGGCTTAAAACCGCCAAGGCGGAAGGAGTCAGCGAGGAGAGGGATAGGATGAAATCCCTTGACGACATCGCGAACTCCGTTCCTTCTGAAATGCTCGCAAAGGCAAAGTACGAAGAGCCTACAGACGGAAAGAGCCTCGCTTATCAGGCGCTTGTCGAAGGAAAACAGATCGCTCAGGCATATATGCAGAACGCGATCAGCGACTCGAACGAGTCCGGAGTCAATGAGGTCGGAATCGGCGCCATTGAAGCCGGCGAGAACAACACTGAAAAGCAGGAAGAGGAAGAAAACGTGGCGCTTTTAACAGAAGCGCTCGACAGATGAGAGAGGAGGAAATCATGTTATCTTTCAGAGCAACCGATTTCGTGGTGGCAAGCGCGCGCGAACAGCGCGTTGCACACGTTACCATAACCCCCGACGCGAGCAACATACTCGCAAGGGGCACAGTTCTCGCCAATGACGGCGATGGCACATACTCGGCGCTTACCAGCGCCAACGTGGATGATGCCGAGGTAATTCTGGCGGAAGACATCGAGGCGGGGAATAGCGATGTGGTGGCTACGGTGTACATATCCGGGGACTTTGTGCGCGAAGGCCTTACAGCCGGATACGCACTGTCCGAAGCCGCAGTCACAAACCTTAAAAAAGCCGGGATATATCTCACTCACGGCATTAGAGCATAAGGAGGCAAAAAATGAATCTTTACGATACATATTCAATAATCAGATCGATTAAGGCGGCAAAGCGCATCCCCTCCTTTCTCAAAGACAACTATTTCCCTACGGACAAACAGGACATATACGAGACCAAAAAGGTAATGGTTGATTTTGAGAACGACACTGACGATAAGCTTGCGCCGGCTGTCGTCAAAGGATCCGTTCCCGTGCAGCGCGATGGCTTTCAGAGCCACGAGTATACAGCGCCGCTCATCGCGCCCTCTGCGCCGCTTTCGGTTGAACAGCTCGATGACCGCACCTTCAACGAGTCTGTTGTGTCTGACAGATCGGCACAGGACAGAGAAAGGGAATATCTTGCCGACGACCTCAAAAAGCTCGGGGGTATGATCACGCGCACGGAGGAATATATGTGCGCGAGAACTCTTCTCGACAACGCATATACCATCAATCAGTATGTCGACGGGTACGGCACGGCTCTTGCGCAGCCTTTCTCCATAAACTTTTTCGGAGAAGGCAATAACACCAACCAGGCGGTTTATGTTCCCGGCGCAACGTGGACGCCCAGCACCACCACAATTCTCTCCGACATCGCCGCCATGTGCAGAATGCTCAAAAAGAAGGGGCTTCCCGCTACCGACGTGATCATGGGATCCCAGGCGGCCGATGTGTTCCTTCGCAACACAGATGTCCGCGCGCTGCTTGACAACAGAAGGATACAGCTTGTCGGAAACGCCGTAGACCCTACAGAGCTCGAATCCGGCGCAACATACATTGGACGCTTCAATGCGGACGGAAACGTTGTAGATGTGAACTCCTATGACGCCACCTACGTGGACGACCTCACAAATACCGAAGTGCATTTCTTCGACACCGACAAGATCGTAGTCACCGCGAAGAAGATGGGGCGCATAGCATACGGAGCCATAACACAGTACGACGAAGGCTCCACCACTGCAAAAACCTACCCCTATGCCCGCGTTCCCCACGTCACAATAAATCGCCACGACGGAGTAAAGGAACTTGCGCTAAAAGCAAGGCCGCTTGCAATGCCTCGACACCTTAACGCTGCGATCGTTGCGGACGTGCTGTAATAGGAGGTGATTGCATGATCAAGATCATCAGAGGCGCGTATGGCTTCATTGACGAGAATGGAGCCGTGAGCCCCAAAACCGCAAAGGATGATGCCTTTTCTGCGTCAGAAGACGAAGAGGCACGCCTCGTGAATCTTGGTGTAGCGGAATATGTCAATGGAAAGCCTCGGAAGGAAGCAAAGCCTTCCGAGGATGACATAGACGAGATCGCGGAAGACAACCCAGACGGCATACCGGAGGATAATCCGGATGAAGAAGAGTCCAAAGCAAAGAAAAAGGCCGCTGCAAAAAGGAGGTAAGGGATGTATATCGCAAATCTTACCATCATTACCCCGACGGGGATCTTCGAGGCCGGCGAGAAAGTTGACGGGCTGGCTCCTTCGGATGTCGAAAGGATGACCGCAGAGGGTTACATCACGCTCAAGCCCGACAAAAAAGAGCCGGTTGCGCCGGTGCAACTCGACGCAGAAAGCCCAGAAAAGGACACAATCAATAAAGAAGCGAAGGATGGGCAGCAGGAGTCCAGAAAGAAAAAGCGCGGAGGCGCGAGATGAACTTCAAGGAAGCCTATGCAGACGATCTCAATACCACGTTCTTCGATATGGACGAGTTTGCTTCAGAGCACACCATAGACGGGAAACCCTACGACGTCGTAGTTACGAGAAGCGACACCGAGGGCAGCGAGCCGTCAAGGGGTGAAGGGAATCGAGTGAAGAACCCCAAAGAACGCGACATTGCAAGCTATAGGCAAAAAATATACATCCGCGACAGAGATTTCAAGAGGAAGATCACACCCCACGCAACAATAAAATTCGACGGACAGAACTACTTTGTAGAAGACGTGGATCATCCCGAGGGAGTATACATCCTCTATTTGGTCAGAAACGGGGTGTGATATGCAGGCGACCAGTACTGAAGGCGGGATCTATATCCAGTTCGACCAAAAAGAACTGGATGAAATCGAATATAAGCTCGGAGCACTGAAGAACAGAAGAAACCAAATCATCGCCAGAGCCGTCAATCGCGCCATCTCGCCGGCAAGGAAAATTGTAAAACAGGAAACCGCAAAGCACTACGAGATTAACCAGAAGTACATTGAAGAGGGCGATGATGGCAGAAAAGCGTTCAATCATCAAAGGGCTTCAGCCGCAAAGCCCTATGCGGTGCTTACTTACAACTCTCCATACACGAACATCTACAAGTGGAAGGGAAGAAGGCTGACCATAACCCCCCAATACGCCCACGTAGGAAGTTCGCCAAAGCCCAAATTTTACAAGTCCCATGCGTTAAGAGGGGCGGCGAATGAAGCCTTGAATCGCGGAGAGCAGAAGCCGTTTGTGCAAACTGGCACAAAGAAGGGAAAGAAAGCCCTCTTTGTGAGAACGAGCAAGAGTAGATTTCCGATCATGGGACTTGCGGGACCGGCAATGTCGCAAGGCATCAAGCAGCCAGGCGTGATGGATAAGATCGAGGCGCAGACCATGGCGACTCTCGAAAAACGTATCAAGCACGAAATTGACGCTCTGCTGAAAGGGTACACATCATGACGAATATGACAGATCTCGAACTTCAGAGAGAGCTTTGCAGACGGGTCAAGACATTCCTCAAAGAAAAAGGGCTTCAATTTCCTTCGGCAGAAAAAGCGGAGACGGACGAGGAGACCGGAGAGGTGACAATGCCCTCCTGGACGGCCTTCAATGTCTACATCCAGGACAAGCCCTTTAAGACAGACGAGAACGACGAAGAGGAAGAAAACTACATCATCATCATCCTGAACGACGAAGACGGAAACAGCTCGACCGAGGACTGGGATGTAGAAATTCAATTCATAGTCGGGATAGAGCTTTATGAGAATGAGCATCAGGGAAACCTCGTCATCGCGAACATCATGAACAATCTCTGGAAGCTTCTGAGGCTTGCGAAGATAGACGGAGCAGAGCTCGACAGACACAAGAAGGCCAAGAGGTTCAATCAGGAGAACTACCCGAATTTCTATGAAGGCGCACTGATCACACACTGGCTGATCAGAGATGTTCAAGCAGCAGAGGGAACGGAGGAATTTTTGTGAAGAAGTTCGTCATGTATCTGGGGCCCGCAGTTAAAGGCGTCGCCCGGAAAAACCAGATCTTCAACTACGATCCCAAGGAAATCAAGGAGAGGGTCGGGTCAATCCTTCCCGCTTCCAAATATCTTTTTGTGGATCTTGAAGAGATAGCAACAAAGAAAAAAGAGCTCAATACGCCTGGATCCCTTCTGGCTCTTGCGTACGGTCAGCTCGAAGAAGCACTAACAGTTTAAAGGAGGTTCAAAATGCCAAACTATCGTCACGGCATAGCCACCACAAGGGATACCTCGATCAACGTCGATCCCGCAGTGGCACAGTACGGGATCCAGTGCATCATAGGTACGGCTCCCGTGAACACACTCGCCGACCCTTCCAAAGCGGTCAATAAGCCTATTGCCTGCTACAGCATGGCAGAGTTTGAGAGCAATTTCGGCAAGACAAGCGACTACGAGAGCTACACCCTTTCGCAGGCGGCCTATATGGCATTCAAGAAGTTCGCCGTCGGCCCGATCATCTGTATCAATGTCCTTGATCCCTCCGTGCTTGCACACAAAACGGCAGTAGCGGCAGTGGAGAAGGATATCGTTGACGGAAAGGTGATTGAGGCGGTAGAGGGGATTATCCTTTCTTCCGTGGTCATCACGAAGACCGATGATACCGCAGTTCCCGAGAGTGTGACCGTAGAGGGCGTAACAACGATCAATTACCTCAAGTCCATAGACGGCGAAGGAAATCTTGTGATAGCACCTACTTCAGACGGAGCACTTGCAGGAGCGACAAAGCTGAAGCTTGCTTATGCAAAGCTCAATCCCTCAGGGGTGACGGCGGCCGATATCATCGGAGGTCTCAGTGCGAACAATGTGAGGACGGGCATCGAGCTTGTGGATGAGGTTTACAACACTACCGGGCTCATCCCCTTTATCCTTCTCGCTCCCAAGTTTTCAGAGAATACCGCCGTTGCGGCAGCCCTGGAAGCAAAAGCGCAGCTTGCGGGAGACCTCACGAACGGAATCGCCATAGTGGATATCGAGTCCGCAGAGACAACGAATTACGAAAACGTCTATGCGAAGAAGCAGGCCATGGCGCTTTCAACAAGGTGGGTAGTGCCTTGTTGGCCGATGGTCAAGGTGGACGGGAGAAAGTTCTCCATGTCTACGGTTGTCGCTACACTCCTTCAGAGCATTTGCGTTGAAAACAACGGCGTTCCCGCCGACAGCCCCGACAACAGGCTCGCAAGGATACAGGCAGTATGCCTTGCAGACGGGACGGAGCTCCACATGACCACCAAGGAGGTAAATGATTACCTCAATGCTTACGGCATCAACTCCTGCGTTTATATCGCAGGGTGGAAGTTCTGGGGCGGAAACACAGCGGCATATCCAGAAGACACAGATCCTAACGACCGCTTCGTAAAATGCGTCATGGTGTCAAATTACCTCGAAGACAGGTTCAAGACAGAATACCTTTCAAGCATCGGCCGAACCGGAAGCGTAAAGCGCATTCAGTCCGTAGTGTCAAATTACAACATCGCGCTCAACGCCCTTAATGGGACGACACTCGCTGGAGCAGAGGTCGTATTCAACAGCACCGAGAATCCTATGTCAGAGATCCTCGAAGGAAGGTTCAAGTTCCATACGCGCTATGCAGACTTCACGCCGATCGTGTATATCGAGAACGCCTTCACTTGGGACAGTTCGATACTTGAAGCGGCCTTTGAAGGAGGTGAATAAAGATGACAACAAATTATGACATTCCGGATAAGATAAACAACTTTAATCTCTATCAGGGCGAGGTGGCTGAAACCGCAAGGCTCAGGGGCGTGACCGACGAGGTGACGCTCCCCTCGGTGCAGTATATGAGCGAGACTCTCAATCTGGCTGGCATGGCAGGCGAGATCGACAGCCCTACCGCCGGACAGATCCAGAGCGTCACGATGGAGATACCCTTCTCCAACACTTCCAAGCAGAACATGGAGCTTGTCGCAAAAGACGGAGAGCCCCTTATCATGCGGGCAGCGCAGGAGTTCATCAACGCAGAGAATGGTTCAAAGTCTTATAAGGGGCGCGTCATCACCGTAAAGGGCATGACGAAGAGCATCAACTTCGGCTCCCTCAAGAAGGGTGGCTTCGGAAAGCCTTCAATCACAAAGGAGGTCACATACTACAAGGACGTGATCGATGACGAGGTTGTGGTGGAGTTCGACAAGCTCAACGGCAAGTGCCAGATCAACGGGCGGGACGTCGTAACCGGCATCAATGATTTGATTTAAGCCCAACTTGTTCATAGACCCGGAGGGTGTCAAAACCCTCCGGGCCACTCAAAGGAGGAGAAGAGAGAATGAGCAAAAAAGAAGAGCAGAAAGAAGAGCAGAAAGAAGAACTGCCCGTAGAGGCAGGCTTGAGCGCGGAGGATGCGGATATCGAGGCCGCGGCGGTAAACAACGCAGATCCAGACGCCGAAGATATCGCGCAGCAGATCAAAAACTTACAATTCGTAGTGCATTTTTCAAAGCCATACACATTCGAGGGCGAAGAGTACAAGGAAATTGACCTTTCGCCCATTCAAGACCTTACAACCCTTGATTTGATATATATCGACAAGGTATACGCAGGTCTCCACAAGAGCGCGCCCCTCGTGCGGTACACCGACACACAATATGTGGAGCTGGTAGCGAAGAGGGCGCTCAATAAACCAATCGAATTTTTTCACCAGATGAAAGCAAAGGATTTCTCGGAAATAATGGGGGTCATAAGCGCGTATTTTTTATTCTGGTAGGAGCCGGAGAAGAGCTTGCAAGCAACCTCAGAAGGCTTACGGTGCAGGTGTCAATGAGGCTGTCAACATCCCTCGAATACCTGAGAAATATGCCGATATCAGATTTTTTAGATGTAGTACAGGATATAGTGGACAGCGATAAGGGAAAGAAGTAATGGCGAACGCGACATATCTTCTGGAGATGGTCATAGGCGGGAAGACCGATGCTTCCTTCAACAGGAGCATAGCCGGTGCGACCTACGGCATCAACAATATAGCAAATTTCACGTCAAAAGCCACCAAGGCGATAACCGGCGGCCTCGCGGCAGCCGGGGCGGCAACTATCGCTTTTGTCGCCAGCGCCCAGCAGACATACAAGGAATTTGAGTCGGCCATGGCGAATACCGCCGCCATAGCGAATGCCACGGCACAGCAGGAAGCCGCAATGGAAGAGGCGGCGAGATATGCCGGACGGACTACCACGATGACCGCAACCCAGTCCGCGCAGGCGCTCGGATATATGGCGCTTGCCGGGTGGAGCGTGGGCGACTCGACAAAAGCCCTTCTTCCCATTCTGAGACTTGCAGAAGCCACGCAGGCAGACCTTCAGACGACATCAGACCTCGTGACGGACTCTATGGGAGCGCTGGGACTATCAATAAGAGATCTCGATGTGTACATGGACAAGCTTGTCGCGACAAACAATAATGCCAACACCACCGCAGAGCAGCTCATGGAAGCGCTGATAAAAACAGGAGGCGCATCAAAAACCATGGGCGCATCCCTTGACGATACCATCACAGCGATAGGAGTTCTTGCTTCGGCCGGATACAAAGCCGAAGAAGCAGGAACCGCAATGAACGCATTGCTCCTTCGAATAGGCGCAAATCCCGAAGCCGCAAAGGGACTCGATCAGATCGGCGTCTCCATTTATGACGCAAACGGGAATTTTATAGGGCTCAGAGAAACGTTGATCAAGATCAACGACGCCATGAAGAACCTGAATGACGAAGAGAGAATGACGGCGCTCAGACTCATCGCAGGGGTTCACCATGGATCAAAGTTCCAATACCTTCTCGACTCAATCGGAACAACAGCAGAAGAGACTACGTCAAAATGGGACATACTTGAAGAGCATGTCCAGAACAGCACCGGGGCGCTGGATGTAATGAACGAGAAGGCAACTGACACAATGGCGGCTGCCCAGGAACGACTTGTTTCGGCATGGAATGATTTAAAAATAGGATTTACAAGCACCTACGCGGATTTTTGGAAAGAGGGCCTCGACACTCTCGCACTGAGGATCCCGGAGCTTACCGACCGGATAGAGGAGTTTGGGCGCACGCACAGGGAAGAGATAAGGGCGTTCGTTAAAGGCCTCGGGAATTTCCTCGCGAACGGGGGGAACGCGATATTCGACCTCATATCCTTCATCGTCACAAACAAAGAAGGCGTGATCGGAACGATCGTCGGAGCGTATTCGGCGCTCAAGACAATGAACATCGCCACAAAGGTGCTACAGCTGAGGGCCAACCTTGCTCTTGTGGGACCGGAGGTCGGAACCCTGATAAAGCACTTCGGACTGCTTGGAGTCGCGGCGGGTGGAGTGGTCACCGCCGTGAGCTTGATCGCAAGCGGAGTGGCAAAAGCGAAGCACGAGGCGATTAAGGCAAACCTCGCGGAGCACTTCGGGGACGTCGCGCTCTCAATGAAAGAAATAGATGAACTGGCAAAGAGGCTCGCATACAAAGATGAATACGGGCTCTTTAAGGCATTTGGAAGAGCGGCGGACGATCTTGACCGCTTCCAGAATAGTTTTGACGGAGCGCTTGAGAGGCTCGATAAGTACGACTGGCAGATAAAAATAGGGCTTGGGCTGGACGAAGATGATGCGGAAGATTACAAAAAAGCCATAGAGGAGTACATAGAGGGTGCGCAGGATTACCTGAACCAGCAGCACTATCAGCTGTCGATAGCCTACGAGCTTCTTTTCGGAGAAACCGCCGACGAAGCGATAGCCGGAGTAGACTCTTTCTACGCATCCCAGCTTCAGCAGCTGACAGATTTGGGACAACAGCTCAGGGACGCGGTGAATGCCGGGTTTGAGGACGGACTCCTTGACATAGATGAACAGGCGAAAGTCAGAGAACTTCAGGAAAAGATAGAAGCCATACAGCTAAACCTCGCGGAAGCAGAGTATCAGGCTCAGCTTGATGCTCTGGCCGATGAATACGGCGGAACGAATCTCGATCCAGCAAGCTATAAGGAGATGTCCGAAAAGCTCGGCGAAATATCTCGTGAAAAAAACGACGCGTACAATCAAGCGAAAGCGGCAGCCTATAAAAACCTTGAAAGTCAAAAAGCCGCGGGGGAAATAGGCGAGGTCGAATACGAGACAAGGAAGAAGATCATCCGGGATCAATACCTCGAAAAAACAGCGCAGACGAGTGCGGACAATTCGATATGGCTCACGGATCAGTTTTTCAAATCCTATGAGAAAGATATAGGGAACTACGACCAGATCAACGCGAGCTACGACAAGATGATGGATGACTGGAGCAGCGGAAGAGTTGGCAGCTGGGCAGAGGCAATGAACTGGGGAACCCTTCCGTACACAGACGACTGGAGAACAAGAGGGGCGATCGATGAGGTTCTGGAGGCACAAAGGGAAA